GACAGCTTTACTCAAGCCCAGTTCCGTAACTTAGTAGAACCATTCCTACGTAATGTACAAGGTCGTCGTGGTATTACTGATTTCAAAGTAGTATGCGATGGATCTAATAACACTGGTGAAGTTATTGATTCTAATAACTTTGTTGCTGACATCTACGTTAAACCAAATCGTTCTATTAACTACATTACTCTAAACTTTATTGCTGCTCGTTCTTCTATCAGCTTTACTGAAGTCGGTGCGTAATAGTAGATAAATATAGAAAGAATCAAGGAGAATCAAATGGCAAATATTGCTGATTTTAAAGCGCAGATGTTGGGTGGCGGTGCTCGCCCAAACCAATTCCGTGTTGAATTAACTTTCCCAAACTTCGTTACATTGGGTCCAGTAGCTGGTCAGCGAGCACAGTTCTTGTGTAAAGCTGCTCAGTTACCTGCTTCCACTATTGAGAACATTGGTGTTCTTTATCGTGGTCGTCCAGTGAACTTTGCTGGTGAGCGTACATTCCAACCATGGACTGTGACAATTTACAACGATACTACTTTCGGTATCCGTAATGCACTAGAACAATGGCAATCTGGTATTCAGAACTATGACACTACTTCTGGTCGTGTTAATCCTACTGATTATCAAGTTGACTTACAAGTACACCAATTAGATCGTGCTGGCGCAATCATCAAGACTTATAAGTTTGTTGATGCTTTCCCAACTACTGTATCTGCAATTGGTTTAGATTACGAACAACAAAATGCTATTGAACAGTTTGATGTAGAGTTCCAATACAACTTCTTTACATCTGCTACTGGTGCTGCTTCTGGATTTGGAGTTAATGTCTCTGTTGATACTCCACTTGGTAGCTTCCCACTTTAATATTAAACAACCTGAGGGTTTTATATAATGCAGTTATTTGGATTCGAGATATTACGTAAGAAAGATCAGGTGCTCGATAGTATCGTTGCACCTAATCCGCAAGATGGATCTACTGTAGTAAACACTGGCGTTAATGCTGGTGGGTACTACGGTATGGTCATGGATCTTGATGGTGTTATTAAAAATGAAAATGATTTAATCCGTCGTTATCGTGAAGTAGCTACCTACAGTGATTGTGATGGTGCTATTGAAGATATCGTTAGCGAAGCTGTTGTTTATGATGAAGAAGATCAAACAGTTACTATTAATTTAGATGACGTTGATGTTTCTGAAAGCATTAAGAAAAAGATTAGAACTGAATTTGATGAAGTATTAAAACTATTAAAATTCCAAGAACGTGCTCATGAAATCTTTAGAACTTGGTATGTTGATGGTCGTTTATACTTTCACATTCTGTTAGATGATAAAAATTTAAAACAAGGAATTGTTGAGTTACGCTACATTGATCCACGTAAGATTCGTAGGATTAAAAATGTAGTTAAGTCAAGAACTCCTCAAGGTGTTGAAGTTGTAAAAGAAGTACAAGAATACTATCTTTACAACGATAAAGGTATTACTGAACAAACAACTCAAGGTGTAAAACTCTCTCTTGATTCTGTTGTATATGTTCCGTCTGGTTTCTTAGACGCTAATAGTGGCATGATGATGTCTTATTTGCACAAAGCAATTAAGCCAACTAATCAGCTGAAGATGATTGAAGACAGTTTAGTCATCTATCGTATTTCCCGTGCTCCTGAGCGTAGAATATTTTATGTTGACGTAGGTAACCTTCCTAAGCTGAAGGCAGAACAATACGTTAATGACATTATGAACAAGTTCCGTAACAAGATTGTTTATGATGCAACAACTGGTGAGGTCAGAGATGATCGTCGCCATTTGTCAATGATGGAAGACTTCTGGATGCCACGTCGTGAAGGTGGTAAGGGTACTGAAATTACTACACTTCCAGGTGGACAAAATCTTGGTGAGATCCAAGACATTGAATACTTCCAACAGAAATTATATCGTGCGTTGAATGTACCGATTGGTCGCTTACAACAAGATGGTGGTTTTAGCATTGGACGTGCACAAGAAATTAGTCGTGATGAAGTTAAGTTTAACAAATTTATTGTAAGACTACGCACTAAGTTTAGTCACTTATTTACTGATGCGCTACGTGTTCAGTTAATAGCAAAAAATATTATGCGCCCAGAAGAATGGGACTTAATTAAACAAGATATTCGTTATAACTATGTTGAAGATAATCATTACGCTGAATTAAAAGATAATGAAATCTTAATGGGTCGTTTAAATGCTCTACAGTTAATTGAGCCATATCTTGGAAGATTTTATTCTATGGACTGGGTCAAGCGTAATGTTCTTCAACAAACTGAAGACGAAATCGCAGAAATGCAAAAACAAATGGATGGAGATGAAGATCTTCACATGAATGATGCTGAACGTACTGGTGTTCTAGCTGGTGTTACACAAGCTGCCCAACAGAACTTCCTACAAGCAAATGCACCTCAGGCGAATGAAGCACCAGTTGCTGATGCGCCAAAACCAAATGGTCAATAAGGAGAAATTATGAGCACCCTAGATTTAGTTACAGCAATTATTAATAAAGATGCTACAGGTATTGAAACTGCTTTCAATACTGCTATGGCAGAAAAAATTTCAACTCGTTTAGATGATATGCGCACTGATGTTGCGCAAACTATGTTTGCTTCTGAAGAAGTTGTTTCTGAAGAAGTTGGCAAACCATCTTTAGGTATGTTAGCTGCAAAACATTTTGAACATACTATTAATGCTAATCATGGACACAATTTTGATTTGTCAGATAAACAGATGGCTTCCCACGCCAAAAAAGCCCATGCTGTTAAAGCTGATATTGAAAAACACCATGGCGCAGAAGCTGCAAAAGATACCCACGAACACAGTGAGATGGCTGCAGATCATGAGGAAGGAACTATTGGCGGTCATACTAATTTCCATCATGATTTTGCTAAGAAACATCTTGGTGGAGTAGGTTCTCAAGAACACCAAAAATATAAAGCCCAGATTGATAAACAAGATTTAAAAATGCACGGCGATACTGGTGTAACTACTCATCACGAAGACTAATGAAATACTACGAATTAAAATCTTCTCTTAGAAAATCCAACATTGTTGAAAGTGTTAGATCTTATCTTCAGTTGATCGAATTGACTGAAGAAGGTAAGATTTTAATCAATGGTTTAAATACTGAATTTAAAACGATTGAAGAAGCAAGAAAATATATTAAAGAAGATTACGATACACATCAACTGGCTGATAAGATAGCAAAAGATACGTACCAAGAAATTTCGGAAAATACAGTTGCCAGTATTATTAAAGAGCATCACGACATTAAAGTTACTGATACATTAATAGAGTCATACGTAGAACTTGCTTCTTCTAATATTTTTAGTCTTGATCCAGTAGTTCAAAAAATTCGTTCTTTAAATAAACTTGATAGAATAGTTGAAGGTAAACTTCATTACGTGCTTGCGGATAATTCTACAGTTGCAATAAACGAACATACGCAAGATCGCCTAAATAAACTATTAGGTAATCAAACGGATATTGTTGAGTATATGAGAGAATCAAAAGAAAACTTCTTTCATGTTCTTAGCAAATTAGAGGAATAAAAATGGCAATGCTATTTACAACTATCAAGAATACGAATCAAGAAACTGTTATACATTTTGATTCATCAGCAGCTGAATCTGGCACAATTACCATTGCCAACTTAACTGCTACAACTCAGGCTCGTAATTCTGATACTCCTGCAGTAAATATTGTTAAGTTTTTTGCTACTGGCGCACTTGGTGCTGGTACTAGAGTTGTGCGTAACTCAAAGAATATTATTGCTGTCTCTCCAGAGAATGCTCCAATACTAGATTTAAATTCAAATGGTTTTGTTGATAACACTAACAACACATATGACATCGTTGTAACTAATGATGTTGCAAAAGCAGTAACTGGTTATCTTATTCTACGCAAAGTTGCTGGTTGGGATACTAAAGTTGAAACTGCTACTTATGGTGCTTATGACGATCAATCTAGAGTTGGTGCTTCTACCACTATGAGTGGTTCACCAGATAAGGTATAATAAATGGCTGCTATTAGATTCGACACTCTTAGAAACACCAACCAAGAAACTATTATTAAGTTTTCTGGTGCTTCTGGTGACACTGGTACAATTACAATTGCTAACTTAACTGCTGCTACTCAAGTAAGAAACGCTGCTACTCCAACAGTTAACATGGTTCGTCTTATTGCATCAGGACTTACTAACTCTAACTTAACAATTGCTAGAAACTCAGTTCCAGTATTTTATGGTTCTCCAGGTGCTGCGATTGACTTTGAGTTTATTTCTAATGGTTTTTCAGATTCAGTTAACAACACATACGATTTAGTATTTACTATCGGAACTGCTGGTGTTACTGGTTATATTACTTTACGTAAACTGTTAGGCTGGGATACTAAAGTTGAAGAAGTTACTTATGGCGCATACGATGACGTTACTCGTGTTGGCGCATCTACCACTGCTAGTGGCTCACCAGATAAGGTATAACTATGAAACTAATTAGAGAAGAAGTACAAGATACTAAATTTATCGTTGAAGAAAAACTTGGTAAAGGTAAACAATACTTTATCGAAGGAATTTTTCTTCAGTCTGAATTAGTAAATCGTAATGGACGTATGTATCAAGAACATATAATGGACAAAGAAGTTGGTCGTTATTTAAAAGAACAAGTACAAAATAATCGTGCTTATGGTGAACTTGGTCATCCTGAAGGTCCAGGTATTAATTTACATTTAGTATCACATATGATTACTGACCTTCGCAAAGAAGGTACTAATTGGGTCGGTAAAGCAAAAATTTTAGAAACTCCAAATGGTTTAATTGCTAGAGGTCTTTTAGAAGGCGGTGCAAATCTTGGCGTTTCTTCAAGAGCAATGGGTTCACTCAAACAAAATAATGAGGGTGTGCAGGTTGTTCAAGACGACTTCATGCTGTCTACTGCAGCTGATATCGTTGCTGATCCTTCGGCTCCTGATGCTTACGTACGTGGCATTATGGAAAACAAGGAATGGACATTTGTTGATGGAAAGTTTGTGGAGCAAAATATTGAAGAGGTAAAATCTTTCATTAGAAAAACTTCTTCTAGAAATCTAGAGGAAGCAAAGATTCAGGCTTTCCAACACTTT